ATGGGAAGTCTGCTCAGGGACTGGCACGGGGGGCTCGTTATGATGCCGGCCACCCGCTCACGCGCGTTCTGCGGGTTCGAACGCCTGATCGTTGGCGGCGACATGACGTCGATCGACCTCGCCATGAAGTCGGTATGGCAGGCTCATGGAAAAGGTGCCCTATCGGACACTGAAGCGCAGGCATTGTCGGACCTTGCGCAAAGTCGCCGCACTCGACGGTCGCCGCATGCACCCGATTCCGTCGGCGCTGCACTGATCAAACGCTTCCAGCCTCGCAGGCTGCAGCGCTCGCCTGACCGAGAGGCCTCTCTGCGCCGTCGGCGAGAACTCGCCAGCATGTCACCTATGCCACGCCATCTGGCGAACCACTTCACGGAGGGCCAGCGCTCGGCCCTGGCGGTCATCGCGGGCGAGGTAAAGCATCACGGCCGGTGCGACCTCCCGCTCGACAAGATCGCGGCACTCGCCGGCGTGTGCCGCACCACGGCCCGCAATGCGATCAATGAGGCGAAGCGGCTGGGGCTGGTGCGTGTGATCTCCCGGCCGCGCCCAGGCCAGAAGAACCTCACCAACGTCGTCGAGATCGTCTCGCCGGAATGGCGCACCTGGCTGAAGCGAGGGCCGACGGCTCACCGGCCGACAGGGTGCAAAACGCTTTCCGCGTCCAAAATTCTGCGCCCCACGATGAGCACAGAAAGAAAGATTGCCTTCGAAAGAAGAGCAGAGGGAGGGCCGTTCGCACCGGCTAAGGATCATCTGAACCCAGCGAGGACATGCAATGACCGGGACCGCTGAACTCCTGAAGCGCGGGCGGGGGCGGCGCCGTGCCGAAACGACCGTAACGGCTCTGCCACCTGCTTATCGACCCATCTTCACCCATGGCCAGAATGTCGTTCTGGAGGCGTTGGTGAAGAAACTGCCGCGCATCCGCCGCGCCGTGGTGTCCCGGCGCGACCTGATGGTGCTGACAGGCCTCAGCCGACATGTCGTCGAGGATGCCTTGCGGCTGGCAAGGCAGATCGGCTTGACGCGCGAGTGGCAGCACAAGCCGGGCGAAGAGGCGAACACCATCGAGATCATCTCGCCGGAATGGCTGGCGTGGATCGAGGAGCGCATGCCCCAGCCTGCGCAAAAACGCGCGAGTTTGCGCAAGTAGCCGGCTGGTGCCGTCCGCGCCGCGAGGCTCATAAAATGGGGATGGAAAACACGCTCCCCATAATCCGGCACGGTGCCCTCCTCACCGGGGGGGTGGTCGACGACTTGCCCCAACGGGGCCGGGACCGTCTGGGGTGCCTCGCGCGTGATAGAGCCGAAATAGGCTTTTTGATCAGTTGTTTAGATTGAAATCGAGGGTTTTCTGCAGTGTTCGCGACGGTCAAAAACTGGTTCGGCATGACGACCAAGAGCCTGGCGGCGCCGGATGCGGATCTGCAGGCGATCTTCGGCGCGTTGCCGTCCGGCTTGTCGGTCGGCGCGGCACAGGCGCTGACCGTGCCGGCGGTGGCCTCGGCGATCCGCTTGCTGTCGGAGGCGGCGGCCTGTCTCGACCTGAAGATCATGCGCCGCGTCGGCGGTGCCGAGGTTGATGCCTCCGACCATCCCGTCGCGGCGCTCCTCGCGGCCCGCCCGAACGACTGGACCTGCAGCTTTGAGTTCGTGCGGGACATGATCGCGGCGGCGCTGGTGAGCGACAAGGGCGCTCTCGCCCTGGCGAACAAGGTCGACGGGCGGGTGATCGAGCTGGTGCGCTATGAGCCGGCGCACTTCACGGTCGACTACTCCGGCGATGGCCGGCTGGAGCCGAGCTTCCGTATCAACAATGTGCCGGTGTCGGCGGACGACGTGGTGCATCTGCGCTCGCCCTTCGCGCGGTGCCCGCTCTCGCTGGCTGCGGATGCGATCGGCGTGGCGAAGACGATGGAGCAGCACGCTGGCCGGCTGTTCCGTGACGGTGCCCGCCCGTCCGGCGTGCTGTCGCTTAAGGATCGTACCTCGCCGGAGGCTCTGAAGCGCATCCGGGAGGCCTGGCAGTTCGCCCATGGTGGCGGCAAGTCCGGCGGCACCGCCATCGTTGAAGGCGGGGCGGAGTATACGCAGCTCACCCTGGCGTCGACCGATGCGCAGTTTCTGGAGCTGCGCACATTCCAGATCGTCGAGATCTCCCGCGCCTTCCGTGTTCCGCCCTCGATGCTCTACGAGCTGGATCGCGCCACCTGGTCGAACTCCGAGCAGATGGGCAAGGAGTTCCTGACCTATTCGCTGGAGCCGTGGCTGCGCGCCTTTGAGGGCGCCCTGCGCCGGGCGCTGTTCACGGCGGAGGAGCGGCGCGAGTACCGCGTGGCCTTCGACCGCGACGACCTCACCCGCGCCAGCCTCACCGAGCGCGCCACTGCCATCGCCTCGCTGATCTCCTCGCGGGTGCTCAACCCGAATGAGGGCCGCGACTGGATCGACCTGCCGCCGCGCCCCGGCGGCGAGGAATACGCCAATCCCAATACCGGCTCCAGCCAGCCCGGCGGCGCCCCTGCCGAGGTCGCCGCCTGATGGAGCACGCTTTCATCGAGACCAAGATCCTCGCCGACGATGCCGGCCTTATCTCCGGCCTTGCGTGGAAGTTCGGCGCGCCCGATCGCCTCGGCGACATGATCGAGCCGGGCGCCTTCAAGGGCCTCAAGCTTCCGCTGCCGATGCTGTTCGGCCACAACCTGAACGATCCCGTTGGCGTGTGGACCGAAGCGCAGGAGACCGGCGCCGGCCTCGCCCTCAAAGGTCACATGCTGATCGACGATATGCCGCGCGCCCGCGAGGTCCGCGCCCTGGTGAAGGCCGGCGCGGTCGGTGGCCTCTCCATCGGCTTCATCACCCGCAAGGCCGTGGCGCGCACCGGTGGCGGCCGCACCATCACGGCGCTCGATCTTTTCGAGGTGTCGCTCGTCACGGCGCCCATGCACCCCGGCGCGCGGATCACTGGCGCCAAGTCTGCGGCGGACGCCTTCCGGCTCGCCGAATCCCTCCGCCGCGCTGAAGCGGCCATCAAAGGAAGCTGACCGATGAAGCACACCTGCATGCACACGCTGGCGCCCGGCGCGATCGTCCTGAAGGGCGAGAACGACGATCCGAATGAGATCGTCACCAAGGCGCTCGGCGATCTCACCAAGACCGTCACCGATGGCCAGAAGGCACTCGGCGAGCGCATCGCCGCGCTGGAGACCAAGGGCGGCAAACCGGACGACAAGAAGGACGACCCAGCGGCGAAGCTGGTGGAGCGCCTGGACAAGATCGAGGCGAAGATCAACCGCCCCGGCGGCAGCGCGGAGACCAAGGGCGAAACCAGCATCGAGCAGAAGGCGTTCGGCGCCTATCTCCGCCATGGCGACCGCGCCCCCGATGCCGAGCTGAAGGTGCTGACTGTCTCCAGCGACACGCAGGGCGGTTATCTCGCGCCGACCGAGATGTCGGCCGAGTTCATCCGCGACATTACCGAGTTCTCGCCGATCCGCACGCTCGCCACCGTGCGCGCCACGGTCGCCCCGGCGGTCAGCTACCCCAAGCGCACCGGCATCACGAATGCCAAGTGGAAGGGCGAGACGCAGGCGCAGGAGGGTAGCGAGCCCGCCTTCGGTCAGGTTGAGATCCCGATCCGCGAGGTGAACACCTATGTGGACGTGTCCAACCAGCTGCTCGCCGACAGCGGCGGCACCGCCGAGGCGGAGATCAATCTCGCCCTCGCCGAGGACTTCGGCCAGAAGGAAGGCCTCGCCTTCGTCTCCGGCAATGGCATCCTCGAGCCGGAAGGCCTGCTGACCGGAGCCGGCATCGCCGAGACGCTGAACGGCCATGCGACGAACCTCTCGGCCGACCAGCTGATCGCCCTGATGTACGCGCTGCCGGCGTCCTACCGCTCGCGCGGTTCCTGGCTGATGAATGGCGGCACCCTCGCCAAGCTGCGCACCATGAAGGACGGTCAGGGCAACTATCTCTGGCAGCCGAGCTATCAGGCCGGCCAGCCGGAGATGATCCTCGGCCGCCCGGTGGTGGAAGCGATCGACATGCCCGACGTGGCGGCGAGCGCCTATCCCGTCCTGTTCGGCGACTTCGCGACCGCTTACCGGATCGTCGACCGCTTGGCGCTGTCCATCCTCGTCAACCCGTACCTGCGCGCCACCGAGGGCATCACCCGCATTCATGCCACCCGCCGCACCGGCGCCGGCGTCGTGCAGGCCCGCGCGCTCCGCAAGCTCAAGATGGCGGCCTGACGGTCGCCAATCCCTTTCACGCGCTCCCCGGAGGAACATCCCATGCGCGACATCATCTCGAATATCGCCGTCGTCGAGGCCGTCCCGCCGGCCGCTTATGCGGCGGACAACACCCCGGCGGCCATCGACCGCAAGGGGTTCGATTCCGCCATGCTGGCGATCCATGTCGGCGTCGGCGGCATCACTTTCAGCGGCGCGAACAAGATCGAGTTCAAGCTGACGCACAGCGATGACGATGCGACCTATGCCGCCGTCACCATCGACGACGTGCAGGGCGTCGCCAGTGTCGGCGCCGGCGGCATCGTCCGCTCGCTTATCGCCGCCCACGCTGCGCCCACGATCACCCGCGTCGGTTATGTCGGCAACAAGCGGTACCTGAAGTTGCTGGCGGACTTCTCCGGCACGCACGGCACCGCCACGCCGCTTTCCGCCACCGTCATCCAGGGCCACGCCCGCGACCGTCCGGTGGCGTGAATCCTTGGGCGCCGTTCTCTGAGGGCATGTAGCGGCCTGCCCAACAACGGAAACCCCGCCTCTCCGGCGCCCGGCTCGCAGGAGCTTCAGATGGGAGGCAAGGCGGGGAAGGTCGCGAGCACCAACCGGGCATCAGTGCCGGCCAAGGGCTCGCGGGCGGGCGCAGCGAGAGGCTGCGTCCGCCCACTCTCAGGAGAGCCAAAATGCTTATCGTGATTACGCCTGCCGCCGGCCGCGATCTTACTACGCTTCCGGCAGTGACCGCTGAGCTCGGCATGGAGATCGGCGCTCAGCATGAGGCATATCTTCGCTCCCTCATCACCCACATAAGCCGGGCGATCGAGAGCTGGTGCGGGCGCAGCCTTGCCTGCGAGGGCGTGCGCGAGACGTTCCATCTGACGACACCGTCCGCTGCGCTGATCCTGGCGCGCTTCCCAATCGCGGTGATTGTCTCAGTCACCACAGAGGCCGGCGCGCTGGAGCCTTCACTGTATGAGGTCGATCCCGGCGCCGGCACGCTCTACCGCCTCACCACGTCCGGCGCCCGGTTCGCCTGGTCGCCTGGTCGCGTCGTGGTCGATTATAGCGCCGGGTTTATTCTGCCGGATGCCGAGGGGCGTGGCCTTCCCGAAGACATCGAGCGCGCGGCCATCCTCGCGGTGCGCAACGCCTTCCTGACGCGCGGCCGGGACCAGACGGTGCGCAGCGAGGATGTCGAGGGTATCGCCTCATCCACCTATGGCCTGCCTTCGGCGCTTCCCGCCGACGTCACCGACCTCCTGGCGCCGTACCGGCTGCCGGGCTTCGCGTGAGGTGTTTATGCCGGTTCGCGCACCACGTATCTGCGGCTGCGGCCATCGTGTCGCCTCCAGCGAGCGCTGCCCCTGCGAGGCCAAGCGCAAGGCTCAATACGACCAGCGCCGGCCGTCCGCGCGGGAGCGTGGCTATGACACCGAATACCAGCGCCTCGCCTCCGCGTTTCTTAAAGAGCACCGGCGCTGCACTTGTGGCCAGCCGGCCGTTCTCGTGCGCCACAAGATCAGCATCCGCCTGCGGCCGGATCTGCGCATGTCGCAATCGAACTGGCTGCCGGGCTGCAGGGCCTGCAATGCGAAGGACGTCCAGCGGGAGCAGCGGACGAAGACCGGGGCGGTGTCGCCGCCATGGGAGAGGTAATCTTCATGCGCGGTGCCAAGCCCTTCGCCATCGCTCCCGGCTCCTCACCGGTGCGTGAGCCGCTCGATCCCCCGGACTGGCTCTCGGAAGACGCGCGGGCCGAGTGGAACCGCGTGGCGCCGATCCTGATCGAGGAACGCCGCACCCTTACCGTGACCGACATCGCGACGCTGGTGAACTATTGCGTTGCGGTAGGCCGGGCGGCCGAGGCGGAACGGATCATCAACGCCGAAGGCATGATCTACCAGAGCAAGACCGGGCCGAAAAAGCACCCGGCCGTCGCAATCTCCTCCGATGCCCAGACACAGGCTCGCTTGCTCGCTGGCGAGCTGGGGCTGACGCCGGTCAGTCGCTCTCGGCCGGCGGCGCGTGGTGGTGAGGGGAATTCCGGCCAGTCCAGCCTGTTCGACGTGGACTTCTGACCATGGCGCGCTCGACTTATCCTGAATGGATCTTCGACGGCAGCGAAATCCCCGACCCGATGAGGTACGGGGCGCGCGCGGTGCGCTGGCTGGCCATGCTGCGCCATCCCAAGAGCACCTTGCCGGGGCGGCCGTTCAAGCTGGACCCGTGGCAAGAGCGTATCGTGCGCCGGATCTACGGGCCGCGCCATGAAGACGGCACGCGCATCGTCAAGACCGTCGTGCTGCTGCTTCCGCGCGGCAACCGCAAGACCGCGCTCGCGGCCGCGCTGGCGTTGCTGCACACGATCGGGCCGGAGCGGGTGCCGGGCGGCGAGGTGATCTCGGCGGCTGCTGACCGCAAGCAGGCGAGGCTCGCCTTTGCGGAGGCGCTGGGCATTGTCCGCACGGTGCCGGCTGCGGCTTCAAACACGCGCGTCGTCGACTATCGCAACCGCCTCACCTTCCCGCGTGACGGCTCGTTCTATGAGGCGATCTCGGCCGATGCAGGCACCCAGCACGGACGGACGCCGGCCTTTGTGCTCGCCGACGAGCTGCATGCCTGGCCAAAGCGCGAGCTATGGGACGTGTTGCGCTCCGGCCTCGTGAAACAGAAGGGTTCGCTCCTCGTCGTCGCCACCACGGCGGGCCGAGGCCAGGAGAACGTCGCTTGGGATATCGTAGACGATGCCCGCCGCGTGGCGCGCGGAGAGGTCGACGATCCCTCGATCCTGCCGATCATGTTCGAGGCGGACCGGGATTGCGATTGGACCGACGAGGCCGTCTGGCACCGGGTGAACCCCGGCCTCGCCTATGGCTACCCGGACCTTGAAGGCCTTCGCCAACTCGCCCGCGAGGGACAGCGCCGGATCGGCGACCGCGAGGCCTTCCGCCAGCTCAACCTCAATATCTGGCTCGATCACTCCGCCGACCCGTTCGTCGACATGGACGTGTACGACGCCGGAGTCGAGCCGGTGGACCTCGATGCGCTGGAGGGCTTGCCCTGCTGGCTTGGTGTCGACCTCTCCAGCAATCACGACCTCACCGCCGTCGTCGCCGCCTGGCGCAACGAGGCCGGCGGCTACATCGTCCATCCCTGGTTCTTCTGTCCGGAAGACAATCTGCGCGCCCGCGCCGACCGCGACGGCGTGCCCTATCCGACCTGGGCCGAGCAGGGCTTCATTATCGCGACGCCCGGCAACGTCGTCGACTTCCGCACCGTGGAAGACACGATCCGCGACCTGTGCGCTCGCTTCAACGTGCAGGAGATCGCCTTCGATCCGCACCTCGCGCGCAACGTCATGAACAACCTGCTCGACGATGGCCTGCCGGCCGTGGAGATGCGGCAGGGCTGGGTGACGATGGCGCCGGCCGTCAAGGAATTGGAGCGCGCCGTTGTCGGCCGCCAGATGGCCCATGGTGGCCACCCGGTGCTGCGCTGGTGCTTCGATAACATAGCCGTCCACACCGACAGCGCCGGCAACCGCATGTTCCACAAGGGTAAGAGCCGCGACCGGATCGACGGCGCCGTGGCATGCGCCATGGCCATTGCCCGAGCGAGCGCAGAGGGCGGGGCGAGCATCTACGAAAGCGACGAGTGGTCGCCCGAACTCATGGTGATGTAGATGGCGTCCCGCTCCATGCGATCCATCGTTGAGGCCATCGTGGCGCGAGACCTGGCGCCAGCCACGCAGAAGCGGATGGTGGCGGACTTCGCGCGGCAGCGGCTCGCTGATGGCGTGCAAGCCAACCGGCAGGCCACCGGGCGCGAACCGACCTATGAGCAGATCGTTGATGGCCACACCGGCGCGTCGCTCGAAAGCGTCAACCTGCCGGGCCGGATCATCTTTCGCTTCGACGGCGGACTCGGTCGGGTGTTCGAGTGGATCGGTGACATGCTGGTGCAGCACTCACCCTTCGTGACCGGCGAATATCAGCGCTCGCACAGGTTTTATGCCGGCGGGCGGGAGATCGAGCCCGGCGGGAAGGTGCCGCCGGCCGATGAATATGTGTTCCTGTCGGTCGCGCCCTACGCGCGCCGGCTGGAGAAGCACTATGGGCCGGCCGGCATCTATGAGGCCGTTGCAGCCCTTGCCAATGCGCGGTTTCGCGACGTCGCTTCCGTCAAGTTCACATTTCGGACGCCGCAGGAGTTTGGCCTGCATCCGCCCGTTTCGTCGGGGCGCTCCCGTGCCCGCGCTCGTGAGCGAGCCGCCCGCGTTCCCGCCATCGTCATCGCAGGAGATCGCTCATGGTAGCGCTTCGGGAAGTTCGAGAGATTGATATCAAGGCGACCGTCAACGGCGTTGATCAGGCTACGGATAAGCTTGATGGCCTCGCCAGAGCGGATGATGCCGTCGTGGCAGCTGGTGAGCGCCTCGAGCGCTCCACCGCCAGCGTGGGCCGCTCGCTGGAGCGCTGGAACCGGACGCTCGATACTGGTTATACCGCCAGCAAGCATCTGGAGAAGGCAACGCGCGACCTGGCCGCCGCGCGGGCGGACGGCCTCATAACAGTGGAGCGGCAGAACCAGTTGCTCTCCATGGCGCATGCCCGGTATGGCGGCGTCTCCGATCAGATCAAGGGGGTGAACGACAACACCAAGCTCGCCACTCATGAGGTCGGCCTCATGGGTGCGCAGTTCATGGACCTGGGCGCCCAGATTGCCGGCGGCGGCGGTCTGTTCCTGCCGATCATCCAGCAGGGCGGGCAACTCGCTGGCCAGCTTGGCGACAGGGGCCTCAAGGGGGCCTTGGGTGCGCTCGGCGCCGGCCTGATGGCCTTCGTCACCAACCCGCTCAATCTCGCCGTACTGGGCCTCGCCAGCGCCGGGGCGGCGGCTACGTGGTTCTTCTCGACGGTTGGCGATGGCGCCAAGTCAACCGAGGACGTGTTCAAGGCACATGAGGACATCATCGGCCGGATCGGCGACCGCTACGGCGATGCCACAGCGGCCGCCCGCGACTACGCCGAGGAATCTAACGCCATCCTCCGGCGCGCCGCCGAGCAGAGCGCCGCCGCGCTGCGGGAGCAGCTGGCAAACCAGTCTCAGGCGCTGCTCAGTCAACTCGGCACCAGCGTGCAGGCGCAGCGCCCCGAAGCCTATGGCCAGATCGCCAACGGTTTCGATCAGCCGCTTTTCAGCGCGGACGCACGCTTCGCACCCTTCAAACAGCAGATCGACGACCTGACGACGTCCATCGCGGCCGGGACGCCGAAGATCACCGAGTTTCGCGAGGCGGTGAACGCCCTCGCCGCCGCGAACCCCGGCAATGGCCGGATGCGCCAGCTTGCCGACGAACTGCTGGCGTTGACCGATGAGGCCAGCAAGACGGCCCGCGCGCTCCCCGGCGCAGCTGCGGCGCTCCAGGCTCTCAGCGGGGCGGCGAGCGACGGCGTGCCGTCTCTCCGCACCTATGCCGATAGCGTGAAGGCGATCACCGACCTGGTGCCCGCCCTCGCGGCGCAGCAGAAGGTGATTTCCTCGCTCGCCGCCATTGACGGCAATCTGGCCAACGCTCTGGCGAAGTCCGCCGCCCTCGGCGGTTCCGAGGGCGCCATAGCTGCCCGCGCCGCGCAGCTTGAGGCGAATGCGCAGCGTGCCCGCGATGCCGTCACCGGCCTGACGGATGCGCAGGACAGGGCCAAGACCTCGCTCGAAGCCTACACCCGGTCCTCTATCGTTGCCGGGTTGTCGCCCCGCGAGGCGGCACTCGCTCGCGAGAATGATGCCTATGGCAAGCAGATCGCCCTGCTGAAGGATGCGAACGCGGCGCAGGCCGATTACGACCTGGCCAACGAAGCACACCAGCGCAGCCTTGCCGCCATCGGCAGCCAGTACGGCGCGGACGGCAACAAGCTGCGGCGCGGTCAGGGCGCGGCGGACCTGTTGCAGGACCAGCGGGCGCAGATCGAGGCGCTGGAGCTGGAAACCCGGCTGATCGGCACCAACGAGGCGGAGCGGGGCAAGCTCGTCGCTCGGCTTCAGGCCGAGCAGGATATGCGCTCGCGGGGCATCAGCCTGCTTTCCTCCGAGGCCGATGAGATCCGTGGCAATGCCGAGGCCATCGCCGGCCTGACGGCGGAATATGCCCGCAAGCAGCTGATGGACGACATCGCCTTTGACCGGGCGCAGACTGCCCGTTCGCCCCTACCGGTGGCGCCGCAAGCGGCCCTTATGATCGCTGTGGAGGTTTGATCATGACGATCATCAATCAGGTCGTGCATCGGGGCGGCGTGATCCTCTTCGCCGATACCGCCGTCGCCGATGAGGTCGGGCGTTTGAGCCGCTTCGCGTCGAAGATACACACGCCGGGCGGCCACCTCTTCGGATGGATGGCCATGGGGTCGGGGGATGGCGCGCGGTTTGTCGCCGAGTGGCTGCCGGCTCATGCTGACTTCGATTATGCGGTGATTGCCCTTCCGGACATCCTGCGGCTTTGGCTGCCCTTTGGGGCCGCGCGGCTCGGCGATAATGCCCATATTCAGGTGCTGTTCGCCGGCTGGTCGGAGAGCCGGCGGGAATGGGCCGGAGCGATCATCGACACGCTGGAGGCGCCCGGCCGCCCGGCCTTCCAGATCGCCGATGCCGGGGTTTGCATCGGTCCCTGCGCCATCGGTGGCGCCATCCGCCCGTTCACGGATGCGGAGATACTCAAGAACATCGCGATCTTGAAGCCGGTGGAGTTTGCCCGCCGGGTGCTCAATGCGCGTCGCCGCGCCAGCGCCCTCCATGACGGAAAGTGTATTTCGGGCGGGGCGGGCGAGTTTGTCACGATCACCGACGATGGCGTGAAGCGCAAGAATATACTCGTTTGGCCTGACGCCGTCGGCGACACGGCCGAGGCCGTCGCAGCGCGCGCCCTGGCGGCGCCCGCGCCCAAGTTTCTGACCTGATAATCGAGGCGCGTCATGAACCTCTCCACCATCCGCACCCATGCCGCCCGCATCGAGGGCGGCGGCTGGGTGAATGATATCCCCGGTTTCGGCGACCTTCGGCTCAAGGTGCGGGGCATCACCAGCACAAGCGCCCGCGCCGCGCAGAAGGCGGCTCTGGCCGGGATGGGGTCGGTAGTACCGACGCCATCCGAAGGGCTCACGGAGGCGCAGGCGTCGGCCGTGACGGGCGCGACGATCCTCGGTGGCATCCTGCTGGGATGGGAGAACCTGACCGGCGACGGGGGCGAGGTGATCGCCTATTCGCCAGAGATGGCCGAACGGCTGGTGAATGCGCCGGATCTTGTCGCGCTGCGGGCGGCAATCTTGTGGGCGGCCGGCGAGGTTGGTAAAGGCGGCTCTGGAGAGTGAGTAAGCTGCACTATCGCTAATATGGGGGCGTCACCGGCGAGAGCAAAAATGGCTGACAATCCATCCTGAAGCCAGATAAGATCTCCGACCACGGGATTTGGGGGGGATCAATGGCTCGAAAAATTAAGGTGGCTGCCGGGGTTCTAAATATACGCCTGCACCCACATACAACTATAAAATATAGTCAGCTGATGATTGATTTATTTAGCTTGAAAAGATCAGTAAAGATACACGGAGATCGTAAGGCGCTGATCTCTCTTATAGATAGATCGAGAGTTTCTGAGGATCAGATTTCCGGAACAATAACAACTTTTATTGATATTGACACTTCGGGAACGTGGTTCGATGCATCTGGAATGCAAGTCGCAACAGAGGACCAAATATCAAGTATAAATATACCTCCGAATTTGTATCCAAATGCCGCTTCATTCTTTTTCTATTTTGATACAGTCAAGCACAAATTATTCATTCAGACTTATTCACAGGGAAAGGTATTTACAATTAATTCAGCTTATAAATTATTCAGAAATCTTGCCGATGACGCGTCGATGGCGAATAAGTACGGTGATATTAAGATAAATGTTGTCCAAACCCATATGGCTTTGGAGAAAATGTTTGGATTAAAGGTTATTAAATCCATAAGCATTATAATTGAAAGACCTAATCCTGACATATTTGCTGACGACTTTGAAGCTCAGATAGAAAAGCATCTTTCTGAGGCGAATAGTCGCCAGCTATCTCTTACTTATCTAGCTGAAAAAGGCCACTCTCTAAAGCCTACAAAGGAAATCAAAGACATTAGCAAATCGGCGCTGGAGAACGGTAAAGTAGAGGTCAACGGGAGAGACGAGACTGGCGCGGTAAAGATCTCTTCAGAGAATTTTCCGAAGGTAATTCAGGATCGATATGACCCTGATCTCGTTTCTGAGGATCAGGCCTTCAGAGGCCTCGTTGCGACAAATGGTCAGTCAACGTGAGTAGCAAATCGCAAACAGCGGCTCTTTATAGAAGCATACGCAGATATTTTTCTGCGTATGGCGGATGGCGTAGTATTTTATATTCTCCACTTTTCTTCGTTGCGATTATTTTGACGGCGGCGGATTACAATAATTGGATGAAGGCAGAATGGGTTGATCAAAGTAAATCCATTCTTCCTAATCTGCTCGGATTTAGTTTAGGAACATACGCTATCTTATTTAGTCTATTAACTAATAGAGTTAAACGAAGTCTTCAAGCAACAACAAACGAAAGAGGGATTAGCAATCTCGAAGTCGTTAACGCAACGTTCTTTCATTTTATTTTTATTCAGCTTTTAGCAATACTGTGGGCAATGATGTTTTCTGGATCTATTATTGTCGATGCATTTAAATTCAGTCTGCTTATTCAATATAAGCATTTGTTCGTTTTTCTGTTTCTATTTGGATCTTTTGTCGGACTTTTGCTTCTGAATTATTCTCTAATGCTGATATTGGGCTCTGCGCTGGCAATTTATCGTCTCGCCGGAATTACGGATAGAGGCGAGGATGCGCCTAGCGAAATTGAACTGCGGATCGCCAACGTTTTGGAAAAGATCGAGAAAAAACTACGCGATTGAGATTCTCGCGACGACTCTTGTCGCGGTGCGGCCTAGCGTCGATGTCAGCTTCCCATAGCTTTCCTCAACCTAACGCCCGGCCCTTCGCCGTTCTCGGCGACGAAGACGACGCCGGCCTCCTCCAGCGCGCGCTGGATTGCCTCGACGGTGCGGGGCTTCAATTCCTCGCCCGCCTCCAGGCGCGTAATCGTCGTCGGCGAAACCTTGGCCAAGTCCGCTAGGTCGCGGACGCCGAGTTGAAGCGCGGCGCGAGCCATTCGACATTGAGCGGCGTTCAATGTGGCACCCTGTAACAAAAAAGGTTTGACGTAACCCATATCGACATGGCAAATCAGTCACGTCGTAACAATTCTGGTTCGTTATACCACAGGAGCACGCGCATGGACATCCATGTTCGCGAACGGGAAAGCCGTGTCCCCAGCCGGCGCCAGGCACTTTGCGTTGGCGCGGCACTTGTCACCGTGCCGGCGGGCATTCTGGCGCTGGTGACGCCTACGCCGGGCCAAGCGGCGCCGGTGCCCGATCCGATCTTCGCGCGCATCGCCGAGCACAAGCGGCAGATGGCGCCGGTGCAGGCCTGCGACACCACGCGCGACGGCGAGGATCGGCTCGCCGAGCTGTGCGACCTCGCCGACGATGCCTTTGTGAGGGTGCTGGAGACGGTGCCGACCACGCTGCCGGGCCTGCTCGCCCTGGTGCGCTACGTTAGGGAAGCGACGCCTGATCTCGCGCTCGGGATGCAGGAGACGGAAGAAGGCGAGAGCTTCGAAGGATTGTTCCTCGCCTCGCTGGAAACCAGCCTCGACCGGATGATCGCGGAGGCACGGGCATGAACGCTCACACCCGCGAATTCGTGATGGTGGAGCGTCGGCAGCTTCGCGAGCGCGCCGAGCGCACCATTGAGGCACTCATCGCCATGCTGGATGAACTCGACGGCGAGCCGGACCTCGAGGGCGACGATCTTGAGGACGACGGCGACCGAGAGCGAGACGAGGCTGAAGACGGCCTCGGCGATTGGGAGGGGCTCATCGAGCAGCACGGCGGCTCGTGGAATGGGGTGAGCGTCCTATGATGAACCGTCGCAAGCTTCTGCTCAGCGCCACCCCGGCACTCATAGCCACGCCCGCTGTTGCCGCTATGGGAATTCCCTTCTCGCTCCCCGCCCCGGCGCTGATAGCCGCCCCCGCTACTGCCGCAGCGGAAATTCCCGTAACGCTCCCCACCTCCGCCCCCGCGCCCCATGAGCGCATCGAAGCAGCCATGGCTGAGATCCGCGATGCGTTGGCGGAGATCTATCCCGGCTGTGAAATCTCCAGCCGCGTGAACCTGCGCGACGGTTCGGGTGGCTTGGCGCTCGGCGCTTATCCGCTCAAGGGCTATGAGGTGCGGTACTTCTTTTGCGACGATCCGGAGAGCTGGTCGCCAGCGGTAAGCACGCGGGACGAATGATCCATGCCGATGGGAGCGCCCCGTGGGGGAGTGAACGAGCGGACGCTGTCAAAGGGCTACGTCTGCCATCTTCGGCGCGAGATTTTCCTCTTGAAAATTTCAAGAGGGTATCGTACCTCTTGGTAATCACAGGAGGTGAAAATGTCGGTTGTTACCAAGCTCACTACTGTCGCCGCTTGCCGCGTCGCTCGCATCCATCGCGATCGTTTCAATGAGCATGTCGCTTCGGGGCGCTTTTCGTGCGCACCGGACACGATGCCCGGGCGGGCGCGGCTTTTCGACCCCGATGACATGATCGGGCTGTGGCTCTTTCGCGAGCTGATGGATGACGGCTTCGACGCGACCCGCGCCGGTCGCATTGCATGCTCGGTCGCGGAATGCGCCCGCCTCAATCCCGAGGCGCGCTCGATCTCGTATGTGCAGGACTATTTCCAGCCCGTCGGCGGCCGCGCATTTCCGGCGGACAAGGTGCCGGATGCTTCCAAGTGGGACAGCGTGAAATTCAACGGCACCGACATCCGCAAGGTCACGACGTTCCGCATTGGCAAGCTGCGGGAGATGCTCGCGCACTACACCGAAGAGGAGCGCGCCATCGTCGGTGAGCGGGATGGCGACTAGGGGGTGGGCGCAAGTGCTTAATCCTTCCCAAATCATCCGCGGCACTAAGGCTATAGCTCACGAGCTGGGCTGCTCGCCGCGCACCATTAGCAAACTAGTCGCCGAGAAAAGGCTCCCGGCGCGGCACGGCTTCTCCGGCGGCCGAACGTCTCCCCTCGTCATCGAGCGCAAGGCGCTCGATGCCTTCAAGCGCGGCCAAGAGGACTAAAGGAAATGACGCGGCGCAGCGACACCTTCCGCTATGAAGGCGCGTTTCCCTGCGAGGCTGAGGTTGCACGGCGCCTTAGCCAGGATGCGAAGTCTTGGACTGCCAAGGCCCACATGCTGGAACGCGAAGGGCTGCCGCGCATCGACCCGATCATGGGCGGCCGCTACTGGCCCGCCGTTCAAGCCTTCTGGCATCGCCGCTACGGCCTCTCTACCGTTCAGGTGTCTCAACCTGATGGAGAGGAGAACCTCG